TGCTCCTCGCAGGCGAGCAAATGAAGCAGCGTCTCCCGATCCGTCTCGTCCGTGACCGTCAAGTCAAAGCGCATTCTTCCTCCACCGTCCACTTCCACCCCACCCGCCACGTCCACCCATGGTCAGGGCTGCCCTGGAGGTTCTGCCCCTCTTTCGGCCAGCGTGTCGCCCCCGCCGGCACATAGCCCGCGAAAGTGCGTAACTCCACATCTCCCAGCGGCTGCCCTTTGCGCGCCACGAGCAGCCGCACCTCCCCGTCCCGCGTGACCACCAGCAGCGACGCACCGCCGGAGAGGTCACGCGCCGCCGGACGGCGCGTGCGCTGGGAGCGCCGGATCAGGTCGTCGATAATGACCCGCAGGATCTTCGGCTTGGACTGGCGAGCGTTCAGCGGGTTGTCAGTCACCTCGGCACCTTCAAGCGCGGTTCGGCCCGGTCAAGCTGGTGAAACGCCCACCAGCGTCGCAGCCAGAGCGGGGCATGGGCGGCCAGGCGCTCGGCCAGATGTCGCACGTAAAACGCTACCATGCCCGCACCTCCTATTCTGCGCTCTGCTGCGTGATCCTGCGCGATACTAGCTCATCCACCGGCTTTGATGCCATATAATCCACGATCTCAATCGCGATGATGAGGTGCCGGACTTCCACCGTGACCTCAGTGTCGCCAATCGCGATCACCACCGCAGGGACCAGGCCCGGCCCGGCCCGCACATCGAATTCGATGATCTCCGGCTCGCCGTTCGGCCCCAGCCCCTCCAGCCTGACCAGCTGCGGCACCGTGACCATCAGGCACCCCCAGGCGGCTGTCCGGCGTGCTCGCAGTTGCCGAACGTATACCGGCCGCAATCGGGGCAATAATCATCCGTGACGAACCGCGATACATCCTCCCGGTCTGGGACCGCCGGCGGCCTCTGACCTTGCACCCGCCAGAGGCCGTTTTCGAGCGCATGGACAATCAGGCCCGGCCCGAACCCGTCCGGTCCCAGCCTCGCACGCAACGCCGTGACGACCTCCCGCACGGTACTCGCCGCAACCGACGCAAGCCGCGCCAGTGTCCCAGCATCGCACACACCGACCTCTCTGAGGGCCACCGTCCCTTCCGTTTCAATAAATTCCTCACGGCCGAAAAAGACATGCCGCCGCCGCCGTCCCCCCGGCTGGGGGGTAGGGGGGCGTGCCTCTCCTGCTCGATCCGTATGATCCGTGTTAAAGGATGGATCAGGTACAAAATTGTCTGTTGGTGGACAATTAATTGTCTGTTCGGAGGGCACAAAAAATGATGCCTGGGATGGTTGCGGGCCTTCCGGTCGGAGGGCATAGGCACGTTTCAGGGCGAGGCCAGCTTCGAGATATTTATCGGCCATCGCCAGTTCCCACGCCTCAGCCACCAGATCGTCATAGGTGGTCATCTCCGGGCGCTCATCGTCGAGAAACGGAAACACGACGGCGCCGCGCCGCGTGACCTGGACGAAGGCCGCTCGCGCCCCTTCCACCAGATAGTTCTTGATACTGGACAGACTTTTTCCATACTTCTGTGCTAGCTCGGCACGCACGACGCGCACGCCATGATCGACGATCTGCGCCTGACGTAACAGCCAGTGGAGGAAGTCGCCGGTGCCACGCTTGATCTGCCGGTCGTTCGTGGCGCGGGTGATGGCGAGGTGGAGCTGGTATTTCCGCTGGGGGCGAGTGAGGGCCGGCCGTCCCATGGCGACCGGGGTGGGGGGGACACTCTGGGGAGTAGACAACGAGGTCATCGTCGAAGCCTTTCACCAGCATCGCAGCGCCGCGCACGATGCGATGCTGGGATAAGGAAGCCGGCGCACTTGCCGGCACGGTTTACAATGGCGAACAGACCGCCCAGGTCGCGACCCTGGCCGGTTCACTGCCCTGGAGGACCAGGCGACCACCTTGTCCTCCGGGGCTCCCCGTTTCCGGGGTCCCGTTTCACTCCCCCTGATCTAGCTTTTCCAGTGACGGGTCAGTAGAATTCAAGGGTCCATCGTGCGCGTCCGACAGGCGACCAATTCTTTTCGGACGCGCTCGTTTCACAAAAAAATCTCCCAAACTGGATCTAGATCCTGTGCCGGCTCCGATTGGAGTACCTGGACATGGACCTATCCACTGTGGCTACGAGCGACCTCGTAGCTCAGTTTCTTGACGCCAAAATCGCCGCCCGCCGATCCCCCAAGACGATCGCCACCTACCGGGATCGGCTCACCCGCTTTGCGACCTGGCTGGGCGCACGCCCGATCACCCGCGCGACCTTGCGGGCGTATCTGGCCGACCTCCAGACCCAGCCCAGCCTGTCGCCGGCGAGCGCCTGGTCATACTTTCACGATGTCGGCGTGTTCTGTTCCTGGCTCGTCGAGGAAGAAATCATCGACAAGAACCCCGCCCGCCGGCTAGCACCCACGAAGCCAAAGCGTCTCCCAGCGAGTTATTCAGCGGATCATCTGATCCGGCTGCTTGCCGTGTGTGACGAGCGTGACCGGGCCGTGCTGATCGTGCTGCTGGATACTGGCCTACGCGCCGGCGAGCTGGTGAGCCTGAACCGCCGATCAATCGACTGGGAGAGTGGGCGCTTTACGGTGATCGGCAAGGGTGATAAGGAACGCGCCGGCGAGCTGAGTGCGTATGCTCGCGCGGCGTTGAGGTGCGCCCTGGAGCTGCGCGAGGATACCGACCCCGCATTGTTCACCGGACCGAAGGGACGCCTCACGCCCTCGGGCCTCAGACAGATGATCAGCCGGCGGGCACGTGAGGCGGGGATCAGGGACGACGTGCGCCGGCTGGTGCATGGCTTCCGGGCGACGTTCGCCAAAGCGTACATTCTCCAGGGTGGCGATCTGGAGAGCCTGCGCCGCCTGCTGGGTCACACCTCGATCGCCATGGCCGCGCACTATGCCCAGCTCGCAGACGACGAGCTACTGGCCACCAAGCGCCGGATCAACCCGCTGGGACGGTTCTTTCCCGACGCCGGGTAGCGACGATCGGGCGCTCTCCCCACCGACGGCGAGAGCGCCTGACTGTGCCACCTGACACAGACAGCCGGTTACTGTGGATCAGGACGTTGTGGGTTCGAGCCCCATCAGCCACCCCACAGAACCGGACCAATTGAAAGCAGGTTGTTAAGGTGCCCCGCAACGGTACTGAGACAACTGGTCAGAGTGGCGGCGCTGTTCCCTGGACAGTTGCAGCGATGCCACACCGGAGCGCCCGCCCTAGCAGGTCCTGATTAGGCTGCTAAGGCGGGCGCTTCGTATTTCATATTCAGGCTGAGGTCGCTTTTTGGGCGGCCGCCCTTGTTCTTATCACTCTTGCGATAGGCGTCCAGCTCGGCACGGGTGAACACCCAATGCCCGCTCACCTTCCGACCGATCCCCTCTTTGGTGAGCTGATGCAACCGTTTGTAGCTCACGCCCACATACTGCGCGGCTTCCTCACCCATCAGCCAATCATCCATGCGCCCCTCCTCGATAATGCTCTATCAGTATACGCCCGACCGGATTAATGTCAAGGAGTTTTTGCCTCAATAACCGCTTGACTTTTATCCAGATGGGTGTACAATACATATAGAGCATTATCGAATGCTTATTGCACAACAAGCCCGGTCAGAAATGGTACTTCCGACCGGGCCAATCACAAGGGGATCACACCCGTGACACAGTCAATGGTACACCAGCACACCAAGCCCGAAGTCCTGCTCGCCGCGTCGATGCTGGTGCGCCTGGCGCATCCGGACAATGCATCGCTGCATCGGGCACTCGACAAGGCCAGCATCCGGCTGACCACCCACCCCTGGCGGCTCTATGACCGCCACCTGGAGATCACCAGCGAGAGCCACCCGAACCAGATCCAATCGACCGATGGCGAGTATTGCACATGCAAGACGACGAAGGGTTTTTGTTGGCATAAGGCTGCTTGGCATTTATTGGCAGCCGTCGCCGGCGCGGGTGGCATCATCGCCCCGGCACTCCCCCTGCCCGACATGGCCGCCCTCGACGAGGCGATGTCCGACTGGGAACCTGAGGGCGACTTTCTTGACGAGATCGAGGTCGCGCCGGCGCGGGCGAACGGCCCCAGCTATGCCCAGCGGTTCAACTCCGCAGCTGTCGCCCATCACGTTCGTGAGATCGCCCCGGCGGATGGCACTCGATACGCAGCTGCTCAGGCGGCCGCTGATTTACTCTTTTAGGGGGATGATCATGGGATACTTCAATGAGCTGTCTATGGGCGAGATCCCCACGCCGCGCGAGCTGATCCCGCCGGCCATCGCCCACACCGGAACGATCGCACTTATGACCGTCAATACCGACGCCGACGCCGCTGAGTTCGTGGCCCTGGTCAACGAGATCAGCACGTCGGAGCGCATCCCCCTGGGCGCGGCCTGGCACCGCGCCATGGTCGTATGGCCTGACCTCATGCTCGACATCGCCGACGACGCCGCCTATGCACCGTATGACCGGCATGAGTGCTGGTCCGTCCCGCCGCGCTAGCTTGACACGCCAGTTTTTTGGAGTCTAGAGTCATCAAACGAAGGAGCACAGTCGCAATGAGCACCTACACCTACCACGAGACCACCCCTGCAGAGGAAGAAGCCCACGGCCGCAGCCTGCCCACTGACATAGCAGCGGAGATCGCAACGCTCACGACGCCCTACCAGCTGTACCGGATCACAATCGACGACGAAGCCGAGGCCGCGACCGCGATCTACGTAGCCGACGCCGGCCGCATAGGCATCAGCCACGGAGCAGACGCCGACTGGTACGACAGCACCGGCCAGATCGAGCAGGATATTGAGGCCTGGCTTAACCCCGACTAACGCAACCAGGCATACCCACGCCGCCGCTAAGAGTTCGCTAAGAGTTCGTGGCTCGTCTCACTGGCGAGCCATCCCACACCCCCCACCACCCGTAGACTCATCAGAAGTCAATGCAAAACACAAAGGAACAGATCGAAATGGCAAAGCCAACAATCATGGTCAAAGAATACAAAGGTACGGACGACTTCCAAAAAGAGGCACAGAAGCTCGCCAAGCAGGGCTGGACGGTCACGGGCCAGTCCGAGCGTTCCCAACGCGCCGGCTGCCTGCGCTTCATCCTCATTGGCCCCCTGGCGCTCATCTTCCATCCGAAGTCGCGGGTGACGGTCACCTATAGCAAGACCGCATAGCCACCCACGGCACGGCCTTTGCTCGGCTAACCGCACGCCGGCCTGCTCAACTCAACCACGGCCGCATAGCCCGCCCTCGACGATGAGGGCGGGCGTTTTTGTGCATCAGGATGAGACGAGTACAGATATTGCACTTTTTTCCAAGTGTTTCCATCGGTGTGACACTCATTGTCACAACTATCTAGACAGGCCATCCGACGCATGCTAGTATCATTCATGACACTTTCTGTCATGAATGCGCCGGGGGCCGCCGATGGGCCTGGAGATCAACACCAGCGCGTATCGCTCAGGCAATTACAACAGCCGAGCCGGAAAGCCGATCTCGGCCATCTGTCTGCATACCACCGAGGGCGACTGGGATAGTGACGCCCGCTGGATGTGTGACCCCGATAGCGGCGTGTCCTGCCACGTCACGCTTGCACCCGATGGCAGCCTGTATCAGCTTGTCGATGACGAGATGCGCGCATGGCACGCCGGGAGCGGATCGTGGAACGGGATCACCGACCTGAACAGCTACAGCCTGGGTCTGGAGATCAGCCACATGCAGGGCCACGGCTACGGGCCGACCCAATGGGCCGTTGCCGCCGACCTCTGCCAGATGTGGATCTCGCGCTACAGCATCATCCCGTCAATGATCTGTGCCCACCGCTGGTATGCCCCGACCCGCAAGATCGATCCCACGGATGTCTCAGATCATTTCCTCAAACAATGGATCGCCGCGCTCTATGATGCTGGTGGCGTGTGGCGCAACGCGACGATCGACCTGCTCAATATCCGCGAGGGACCAGGGACCCAATACCCCGTCGCGCTGGATGGTGTGGCGCAGCTCGCGCCCGGTCAGACCTTCGAGGTGGACGACCTGACGCCCTCGGACGACGCAAGCCACCCCGATCCCTGGCTGCACCTGATGTCACAGGTTGGCTTTGTCTATTCGCCTTTATGTCAGCAGGTGGCCTGAATGGGTCGCACGATCGCCAACGTCGGCAAGTTTATGGTGGACGGCCTGCACGCCAAGCACGACGGGAGCGGGCGCATCTTCCGGGCCATCCAGCGCGTCGATGAGGACGACGGCAACCGCAAGTATTGCAGCGTGTGTGTCGAGCCTGAGGCCGGGCAGCTCGAAGAAGTGCTGAGGATCGATGCCATGATCGGGGCGCCGCATATCGTGGTCCGGCCCGACGGCACCGCGTATGTCGAGGGCGGGGGCCGCGACAATACGATCGAGACGGGGCACAGTATACCGGGGTGGGTCGCGCTGGAGGAACATCATCATGCCGACTAGCGGGCTTGTGGGTCTGCTCCTGGTCCTGGTCATTCTGCTCGCCCTGCTGGACATGCTCGGCTACAGGTCCCGGCCGGGCGTCGGCGTCGCGGTCAATGTCCTGGTGCTCATCGTCGTGATCGTGATCATCGTCGTGTTGCTCCGGGCGCTGGGAGTCGCGATATGAGAGGGGCAGACGATGCCTGCCTGTTTTGTCTGTTTCGATCAGAAAGATCAGGGTCATGCAGTTTCAGAAAGGACAATCGGGCAACCCGGCGGGGCGGCCCCCCAAGCGCGACAAGTTCGAGCGGCCGATCGCCACGGCTGAAAAGACGATCGCGGGATGGCTGCCTGAACTGATCGCCCTCAAGATGGAGCTGGCGCGGGGTGTCCTGGTTGAAGATATCAATCCTGTTACCGGGGATCGCGCGGTGTATCAAAAACCCCCGGACGGCAAGGCCATCGAATACCTGATCGACCGGATCATGGGGAAGCCCGCGCAACGCCAGGAGCATAGCGGGCAGATTGGGACGTATACGGTTGATTTGAGCGAGACGGATGACAGCAGCGCAGAGACAGAGTAACGGGATCACGATCAAGCATCGCAAGCAGACCGCCCCCCAGCGGCGGTTCTGGCTGTCCGATGCACCCTATCGTGCCTTTATCGGCGGCGTCGGCAGCGGCAAGACGCGCGCCGGGTGTGTCGAAGTGCTCAACATGCCCCCGCGCACGACAGGAATGGTCCTCGCTCCAACGTACCCGATGCTGCGTGATGCGACCTTTCTCACTTTTATGGCCCTTGCCCGCGACGCCGGTATCCTGGCCGAGTTCAATAAGGCCGAAATGACGGTCCATCTGATCGATGGGAAAACCGTGCTGTTTCGGAGCGCCGACAATCCCGATCGGCTCAGAGGGCCAAATTTGGGGTGGTTCTGGCTGGATGAGGCCGCCATGATGAGCCCCGATGTGTGGCTGATCATGCTCGGCCGCTTGCGTGGCTCCCCCGGCCGTGCCTGGGTCACGACAACGCCGCGCGGCAACAACTGGCTGGCGAAGCTCGTCACAAGCGGCCCCGACTACGAGCTGATCCGGTCGTCCTCCCGCGATAATCCGTTTTTGCCCAAAGGGTTTGTCCAGAGTCTTGAGCAGGCGTATACCGCGCGCATGGTCCGGCAGGAGGTCGAGGGCGAGTTCCTTGACGACGTGCCCGGCGCCCTCTGGACACGGGCGATGCTGGACGCCTGCCGCGTGACCAGCGTGCCGGACCTGCGGCGCATCGTCGTGGGGGTGGACCCGTCCGGCTCGGCCAAAGGTGACGCCTGCGGGATCGTGGTCGCTGGGAAGGATGCAGCGGGGCATGGCTACGTGCTGGACGATCGCAGCATCCAGGGACTACCGGGCCTGTGGGCCGCTGAGGCCGTGGCCGCCTATAGCAGCCACAAGGCCGATCGGCTCATCGCAGAGAGTAACTTCGGCGGGGAGATGGTCCGAACGACCATCCAGACGATACCGGGCGCTCCCAGCGTGTCCCTCATCTCTGCCAGTCGCGGCAAGATGGTCCGGGCCGAGCCGATCGCCGCGCTGTATGAGCACGGGCGCGTGCATCATGTCGGCAATTACCGGCAATTAGAAGATGAGCTATGCAGCTATGACGGCACGGGCGAGTCTCCGAACCGGATGGATGCCCTGGTCTGGGCCATGACCGAGTTGCGCCTGGCGGGTGGAATAGGGGTGTATTGATGACCAACGCGGCGATCGTTCAGCGTAAGGCCCGCGCCCGCAGAGCTCGCACGGGAGATGCCGCCCGCGACCAGATCAGCCAGGGGCAGCAACGCAGCCGCGGCCGGTATACCATCGGTGAGTTGCCGCTGGTGCGCCTGGACGATCCCCACGGCCCGATTATCAACATCCAGATGGCCGACGCCGCGCAGCTCGACTACTCCAGACAACATCTCTTGTATCTAGCGGGCACGCATGAGATGGTCAATGCCTGCCTGCGAATTCGGGCCGATCGCCTCATCGATCCGGTGCTCGTCGTCGAACGGTCCACCGATGGTGAGAACTGGGAGCATGAGCGCGATCACCCGCTGCTCGCCCTCGCACGCATCCCCGGCGAGACGTTGGACACGGCGACGTTCTGGCGCTTCCTGTCGATGTCCTGGGACAGCGTCGGCGCGGTCTATATCGAGCCGATCCTGCGCGACGGGCTGCTTGTCGGCATGAACCCGCTCAATCCCCAGTACGTGACCGAGGTCTACAGCGCAACGGGCCGGCTGGAAACCTACGAGTGGTATCCGGGCTATGGCGAGCGCGTCATCTTCACGCCTGACCAGCTCATCGTGCGCCGGCGGCCACTCGACATCGATCCCGCCCCGCTGATGAGCGCCCTGCGAGCGGTGGAAGCTGACCTGGCCTTTTCGGAGTATGTGCGTAGCTTTTTCGCCAACTCAGCCGTTCCCAGCGGCATTATCCGGGTGCATGGGAGCGCGTCGCAGGAAAGCGCCGACGAGATCCGCTCGCGCTGGATGGAACGCTATGGTGCCCTGGGCACCTCCCAGCATGGGCCGGCGGTCCTCGACGACATGGCCGAGTATCAGCAAGTCGGGAGCAAGCTGGGGGATCTGGATAACGACGTGCTCAGGAAAGAGATCGAGTCGCGGATCGCCATGCCCTTCCAGGTCCCGCCCTTGATTATCTATTCCTACCTGGGCATCACGACGGCCACGTATAGCAACTTACAAGAGGCGTGGCGGAGCTTCTGGGATAGTCCGGTGTTGCCCCTCTTGCGCGAGTGGGGCGATTGGCTCACCCGCGCGGTGCTCCCCTACTATGAGCCGCCCCAGGACATCTACGCCGGTCTGGTCCGGGCACGGTTCGACACATCGACAATCCCGGCGCTGCAAGAGGACACCGGCCCGCGCGTCGCCATGTTCGAGGCAGCCTACAAGCAGGGCGTCGTATCGGTCAATGAATACCGCGTGGTCCTGGGCATTGAGGCCAACGACGATCCCGCCGCTGACGACCTGGGCGCGTTGGCACCACCCCCACCACCACCCGCGCCGCC